TTGATATTTCTAAATTTAGAAAGTCAATCACTAAGAACATCGAAGGTCTTAGCATTGGCTTCAACGATCCGGTAGATTGGATCTCAACCAACAACTTCGCACTGAATTATTTGATTAGCGGAGATTTTTACAAAGGCATTCCACTGGGCAAGGTCACTGTGTTCGCCGGTGAATCAGGCGCAGGCAAGAGCTTTATCTGTGCAGGTAATTTGGTCAAAAACGCACAGGCGTCTGGCATCTTTCCCATATTGATTGACACAGAAAACGCCTTGGATAAAGATTGGCTAGAAGCATTAGGGGTAGATACTTCAGAAGATAAATTAATGAAGTTGAACATGGCCATGATCGATGATGTGGCTAAGACCATCGTGGAGTTTGTGGCAGAATATAAATCTATGGATGAAGCCGCACGTCCCAAGATCTTGTTTGTGATAGACAGTCTTGGAATGTTACTGACTCCCACGGACGTCAATCAGTTCGAAGCCGGGGATCTCAAAGGCGACATGGGTCGCAAGCCTAAAGCACTTACAGCACTGGTTCGTAACTGTGTCAACATGTTTGGTTCATTGAACATCGGTCTAGTATGTACCAATCACACCTATGCCAGCCAAGACATGTTTGATCCCGATGACAAGATTTCGGGTGGTCAAGGTTTTATCTACGCAAGTTCTATCGTGGTAGCCATGCGCAAACTCAAACTCAAAGAAGACGAGGATGGCAACAAGATTTCAGAGGTCAAAGGTATTCGTGCTGCCTGCAAGGTTATGAAAACACGATACGCCAAACCTTTTGAAAGTGTGCAGGTTAAAATTCCTTATGAAACAGGTATGAATCCATATAGTGGGCTGGTCGATCTATTCGAAGCCAAAGGCATGCTTAAGAAAGAAGGAAACAGCCTAGTCTATACCACGGCCGATGGCGAGATCATCAAACAGTTCCGCAAAGCGTGGGAACGCAATGAGAAAGATGGACTAGACATTGCAATGGCTGACATTTCAAAACACGGTGAAATTTCCACTTCTGAGATAACTACTACAGTTGAATCAGACTTGGAGGTCACTGAATGAAAGACGACTTAATTGCGGATATCTGGACATTGGTTATCGAGCATATTCCAGAAAAGCATAGAAAAGATCTTGCTGCCGACTTTGTTAATACACTATTAGATTACGGTATTAAAGAATCAACACTTGAAAGCCTTCTTGGTGTTGATCCTTACCTAGACACCGCAATAGAATATTCAATTGACGGTGAAGAAATTGAGGAAGAGGAAGAAGAATACTACGACGAAGATGAGGAATAAATGAATTGGTATGACAGGGTAAGTAAAGATATAAGCAACATTCCTGATGCTGTGGCCTATTATGAAGCTGAGTTAATCGAAGCAAAACAAGATGTCCGCATAGCGGGAAACATCGAGAAGGCAAGTTCGCAAATGCCCGGCATCGTGGAAGAACGCTTTAATCAACTTCAAGAAATTGAAGGTATCCTTGAGTACTTAAACATTGAACTTCGTAGACTTCGTAGTCAACATTTCCGCAAGTACCTTGAAAACTACCAACGTCAACTAAGTTCTAGAGACTGTGAAAAGTTTGTAGAAGGTGAAGCTGACGTGGTAGATTTTGAAAAAATAATCAACGACTTTGCCCTGCTTAGAAACAAGTGGTTGGGCATTATCAAAGCACTTGATCAGAAACAATGGCATCTTAGCAACATTGTGAAACTACGAGTATCAGGACTAGAAGACGCATCATTATGAAAATAGGTATCATAGGATTTGGTTTTGTAGGACAGGCTATTGGGTGGGCTCATCGGCATGATGATTTAGTTATTAGAGATCCCAAACGCAAAGATAGTGCAGAAATTACTGAATTTGTAGGATGCGATGCTATCTTTGTATGTGTGCCTACACCTAGTACAGATGATGGGCGTTGCGATAGTTCTATACTAGAACAGACTCTAAAAGAGTTGTTGTTTATTGTGATTAATAATCAACTTCCCATTATATGTAAATCAACGGCGCCTCCTAGCGTGTACGCACGTTTACAAAAACAATATCCTAATATTGTACATTGTCCAGAATTTTTAACAGCGGCAAATGCTACTATAGATTATGCCAATGCAGATTCATGTATTCTTGGCGGGGATTACGAGTGGGCTGTAAAAGCACGTACAGTTATTCAGCACGGACGACCAATGGTCAGTGATAAATTTACCATTGTACCAATTAAGGTCGCAGCATTACACAAATATCTAATGAATAGTTATCTTGCTGCTAGAGTATCGTTTATGAACGATTTTAAAAAATTAGCAGATGCTGTAGAAGTTGAGTGGGATGATCTAGCATATCTTGCCAAGCACGATGGTAGAATTGGATACAGTCATTTAGATGTGCCGGGACCTGACGGCCAATATGGATGGGGAGGCGCCTGTTTTCCTAAAGATGTTGCAGCAATACAAATGGAAGCAATTGATTTAAGAGTAGATTTAGAACTGCTCGGAAGAATAGAAGATATCAACAAGAAGCATAGAAGACTATGAAAAAAGTTTTAGTTACTGGATCGGAAGGTTACATCGGCAAGCACCTTATTCAAATGCTTGCAAACAAATATGACATCTATAAATTAGATTTAAAAGATCCCACAACTCCATTAGACATACGCACAGTCAATTGGGACTTAGAATTTGATACTGTAGTTCATTTAGCAGCACTAGTAAATGTAAGTCGTTCAACAAAATATCCAGAAGATTATTTTGATACAAATGTAAACGGAACTAGGCATTTACTTAAAAATTTAAAATATAAAAACTTTGTGTTTGCATCAACTGGATCTGCTGCCGGCATGGCTAGTCCTTATGGTATTTCTAAAAAGATGGCAGAGTTAGTTGTAGAAGATTATTGTAAAAATCAAAATAAAGATTTTACAATGTTTAGATTTTACAACGTAACTGGAGCAGACGGATTACCTCCCACAAATCCCGATGGTCTATTCTTTAGCCTTATGCGGGCTGAAAAAGAAGGTATCTTTTATCTGTATGGTGACGATTATAACACTCGAGATGGCTCATGCATTAGGGATTACACCCATGTAAATGAAATTTGTGCGGCACTAGTTAAAGCCATTGATACTCCGGCAAACAATTTAGAAAATTTAGGTCACGGTGTAGGCACCAGCGTGAAGGAAATGGTAGCAATTTATAAACAAGTAAATAACTGTGATTTTAAAATACAAGTTATGCCAAGACGCCCCGGTGATCTAGAAATTAGTGTTCTAGATAATGTGTCTCAGTACATGACAAAAAGCTACACAATGAATGACCTAATGAGGAAATACGATGGAACACTTTTATCAGAAATTTGACGGATTTATGAGTGAGAAAAATACAGTTTTTCTCAACATTGTTCTTGAAAGATTTCCTGCTAACGGAGTTTGGGTAGAATTAGGTTCGTGGACTGGTCGATCTGTTGCCTACTGTGTGGTTGAATTACTCAACAGAAATAAATTAGGGAAATTTTACGCGGTTGACACATGGGACGGAGGAGTTGAACTAAAAGATCATGGGTCTACTAAAAATCTCAAACAGATATTTCACGATAACGTGGCCCCTGTGCTTGATAAGATTGAAACGATTCAAACTTTAAGTTGGGATGCGGCTAAACAATTTAATGATAACTCTGTTGACTTTTGTTATGTAGATGCCGGACATACATACGAATGTGTTATCCAGGATTTAAATGCTTGGTGGCCAAAAATTAAACCAGGTTCCTTCTTTGGTGGAGATGACTATACTAAAGGACATCCTGGAGTCCAGAAAGCAGTATGGGAATTCTTTGGCCAACGAAATATTAAAGTTCGTCGGAGTGGTCGATGTTGGTTTGTTGAAAAACTGTAATAGAGTTATGCCAATAATCTGGATAGTTTTTAATTATCTGCAACACTGAGTCCGGATAAACTGGATTTACGATTTCACTACCTGCTTTATGATTAATTGCTGACATACTATCAACTTTCTTAAAAGCATCCAACACTTGTTCGGGATCTCGATGCTGACTTTCGATACAACTTACTACTTTATTTTTAATTAAGGTGTCGTTGCCCATCCATGTCCAATGCCATCCAACATGTCCGTCCGACCCTGCGCAATGATTTCTATTTTTCCGTTTGACTACTCCCATATCTCCTTTGTATAGATCGTGCGGAGTATCAAACATTCTTTTTTTAGCAACTACACTACCTTTCCAACTTCTACCTGCTTTTTGATCAAACCTATAAAAATACATTTCAAATATACAAGACACCGGCTTATTATGTTCTTCCATTAAGGCAATTATAGAATCCCATTTTTCCGGATTTATAATTTCGTCCAAATCTCCGTGTATGATTACATCCTCGGCATCATACTTGTTTAATGATTCACGGAATCCTCTGCGCATCATAGTTTCACATACTAAATTTTTTTGATCTTCTGCTAATTCTAAGTTAATAACTTCTAATCGATCTCCGTACTTTTCTTTATACCGGTCTAAATTATTTGTTAAATTATAAGGTTTAGGCAATCCACTAAATGTTCTGCTGGCTTCTAATACAATCCATCTATCTACATAATGTTCTGTAATTGCTAGATGTATATCTAACATATCAAATTCATCATTAAACAATAATGTATCTACTATCATAATTTTCCTTAAAACTTATAAATTATTTGGTAAGCATCGTACACAGGTACAATGCCTTTAGAATCTAAATATTCAACAATCATACGGCCTTTACCTGTACGTTTGTTGGTTTCTAACAGTCTTGAATTATCGTCAATAGCAACAACACATCCAGGCTTTAAATGTTTTTCAATGGCCTGAAATTCTTTTAAATGATGTGCAGCACTCGGAGCATCATTATCCCATCTTACATCGTAGCTGTCAAGATAAAATAAATCAATGGTATTTAAATCTTCTAATGACTCTAACCATGCAACACTATCTGAGCAAAATGATCTATAATATTGTTGATCAATAAATTGATTAGCGGTATCTACAGCAGTTTGATCAATGTCTACTGAACGCACAAATCCGCCATGCAATCTAACCATTTCGGAAAACAAAAAACCACTGTTGCCATCTTTCCAATTATTGGGTTTTCGCACAGTGCCAGTTTCTATAATGGCAAAATCATTTGATTTTTGTTCTA